TACCATAGTGAATGTCTGTAAAGAATGCTAATTTGTCGAATAGTTTAGTCATCGTCTGCGTAAATCTCTTTAATAGTTTCAGTAGGGATTTGTTCGTCTGTAATCTTAGTACTGGTAACTTTTTTCCAACGTTCTTGTGATTTCATTTCGTGTTCAAGTTGCCTTGTCCAACTTGGTGCTTGTCCTGACTTCTCTAACAAGTCATCACGAATACCTTGATTTTTCTTTTCAATATTAAGAACACGGGTGAATGAGTTGTTCACTGCGGCAGTGTAATAAGCAAACGGGTTATCTGATTTCGCTTCATTAAACTGTAGACCAATCTGTGTCAACTGTAGTAGAGCTTGTCCACGCATTTCGTCAATGTATGTATAACCACGCCAGTTAGCACGTTGCGAATAACGCTCAACTAACTTGATATACATGTTTGCTAGTGTTGCCGTGATACGACCAGACTCTAAATCAAACTCTTTATTTTTGTTAAAATGTGAAATACCAACTTCAGTGACCTCATCATTTCTAAGAATGTAATGCTTATAAGGTGGGAAGTTTAGTTTCACTTTATGATCTGCTACTGTCTTTGGGTTTTGTTTACGTCCGGGTTCATCTGGAATGTGTTCATAAGTCATTACTCGAAATACAATTTCTTCTTCATTGAATGAAGTTGGATCCACAGAAAAATCTGCTTGTTTTTTCTTTTTGTCTGTGTTTAGATCCCATGCTTCTTTCTGTAAACGGTCAGCACGATTTTGTCTTGCCATATCCATTAGACCGTTAATTTCTTCTTTTATGTTTAATTCGCCTGATATATTATCAATAATAATATCAAATTTATGATACAAATCTCTGTCTTCAAACCAACAAAAGTTTGACTTAGATATGTGGATTTGTTTTAACATATCTTTGTTGTTTAAATAATTTTGACCTCGTCTAGCCATGGTATACTCCTAATATTACATTAATTATACAACCAGAGAAAGCAGTTGTCAAGCGTTAAGTTCGTACATTATACGCAGATAAATACTGCTAAGATTTAGGAGAACCAGTATGGCTTACAATCCATATATAGAAGAACAACCAGTTTTTATAAAGGACCCAAGTAATAGATTGAAAGAGGCGGGTTTGAAAGAAAATACCTTTTACTTTCCTTATACGCCTACTATTAGTAGTATAATCAATACAAACTATAACGTGGCAGCCACAACACATTCAAATTATCAACAAGCATTTTTTGAAAGTGCTGCTAATGCTAGTTTTTCTATTGCTGCTCCAATCATAATTGAAAACGAAGAGCAAGGTAGACATATCATAAAAGCATTGAACTTTTTTAGAGGCTCCATGAAAATGAGATTTGGATTAAATGATAAAGAAAGAGGTCTCCCACCACCTGTATTACGTTTTACTGGTCATGGCGTGTATGTAAATGTTCCTGTTATTATAACAGATTTTACATATAACTTAGATTCTGATATGTCTTATATTGATGTAGATAATTTAGATAATGGAGAACCTGTCAGACTTCCAGTAAGTAGTACATTTGTTATGACATTACAAACTACATATTCTCCTAAAAATGTAAGAGAAAACTTCACACTAGATGCTTATCTTAGTGGGCAACTGAAAGGAAGAGGTTATGTATAAGAAACATTCTCCATGGAGTAATACTACTATTCTATATGATAGAATTTTAGACATTCAAAAAAGAAGATATATTAAAAAAGATCCACTAGATGAAGAAATTCTTATACCTCAGCAATATGATGGTAGGCCTGATTTGTTCAGCTATGAAAAATATGGTACATCGAAATATTGGTGGATTTTTTCAGCAAGAAATCCAGATACGATACAAGATCCTATAAATGATTTTAAGGCTGGTACAATGATAAGAGTTCCACAAAAGAAGAATATTGAGCGAATGGGATAAAGAATGGCGGTAAGGTCACAACGTAATAATAATCCTGGTAATATAAGGACTAATTCAACAGCATGGGAAGGAAAAGTCGGCGACGACGGCTCTTTCGTCACCTTTGCTACACCTGAACACGGTGTTCGTGCTATGACAAAAACTCTTTATACTTACCAAGAGAAGCATGGCAAAAGAACATTACGAGATATTATTGGTCGTTGGGCGCCACCTAATGAAAACAGTACAGCAACTTACATTAGTATTGTTTCTAAAGAAACTGGTATTAATCCAGATCAGCCTATAGATTTACGTAACAATCCAAAAACAACAGAGCGTGTAATCAATGCTATGATTAGAATGGAGGGCGGTAATAGTGCTGTAAACTATTTTAAACCTCATGTTTCAAATGGTATAAAGATGGCAAATGGTGAAGTTAGCACACCAACCTCTAAATTAGGAAATAACACATTACCTGGATTAGGTAACCCTGATATATTATCGGAAATCGCACCTGAACTTCCAGAAGGAGTGGGTACTGATAGTCAAACAAGTACCGCTGGACCTACATCAAGAGGTGGTCGTAGAGGATCTGATATCCAAACAAGTACCGCTGGACCTACATCAAGAGGTGGTCGTAGAGGATCTACAGATAACGTATCAACATTTAATTCTACTACATTTGAAAATATGACATCAGTTTTGAATTGGTTAGAAGATGAAGACCAATTTTGGGAAAATGAGTTAGATTTTTATGAAAACTATAGTTATGATTTAGAATTTCTTGTAGTTCCAGTTGGTGAGTCAGAAAGTTTTTTAAATTTTAAATCAGTATCATTCGAACAAATAATTAATAATCAGTGGCCAGCAGAGAATTCTAACTATGTTACTATTGCTAAAACTGGGTTAACAACAGAATTTACAGTAGATAATCTACAAATAAGATCAATGGGAACAGGGTCAGGTGATGTAAACAAAATGGTAGGTACTGGTGTATCACTTTCATTTGACTTAAGACAAGTTGGTAATACTAGTATAAATGACACACTTATAGGTATCGTAATGCTTATGGGCTATGCATCTATTGCGGATGCTACATATTATATGAAAATTAATTTTAATGGTTACAATTTAGATGATCCAACTGACGCCCCACAATTACCAACTACAAAAGTTATACCATTCAAACTTAACAAGTTAAAAGATATCACAACTACAACTAACGAAACTGGAACTATTATAACCTTAGAAGGTACAATAATTCAACAAATGGCAACTTTGGCAAATGTTAATATAACAGAGTATCCATTCGAATTTACGATCAAAGACACACTTGAAGAAACTATCAATAGTTTTATAGATGATTTGAATGATGTTGTTAGTTCTCCAGAAAATACATCATATACCGCTGAACAGTTAAGATTTTTAACTGAATATGAAGTAAGATTTGATTCATCTATGGACAGATTTAAATCAAGTTCAATGATATCGAGTACAAATGTTAATACAAGTGCAGGTAATAATACTGTTTCAAAAAGAACTAACTCTATTAATAGCGGTGAGACAGTTGGTAATATAACCCCTGGGTTGAGTGTCATTGACGTTCTACATGACATATGTATTCAATCTGCTGAAATTAAAAAAGAGATATTGGTTGAATCTGAAACATTTAATAATGTTATACGAATTGAACCGGATGTTATACCTAAACCCGGCGGGTATAATGTTATAACAGGTGAAACAGGTTCTACTGTAATCTATAACATTATTATGAAACGTGAATTTATAGACCAAAATGCTGCTAACCAATTGTCTAAAATGCAGGAAGTTAGGAAAACTCTAGATGAGATATTTGGCACTGGTAGATGTAGAAAAGTTTATTATTATCACTACACTGGCTTGAACGATCAGATTTTAGATTTGACTGTTTCATTAGATAGACAACTAATAAAAACATATAATACACCCAAAGATTCATTTACAGCGTTTACTTTTTTGAAAGCAAATTCTAATTTGCATATTGCGTTAAGTGAAAAACAACAGCAAAAGGTGGACGAACTACAGCAACAAGCTAATGACATACAAAAATTAATAGACCAAAAAGACGGAGAAGCCGCAAAGTTACAAGAGGAAATTGCTGGTGAAAAATCTAAGTTATTGTCAATTATGGCAAGTCAAAAACGTTCTACGGTTGCCAATGCACCACCTGGTGCACGAGATGAATTTGAAAAGAGATTCCAAACTTTACAAGAAGCATTAGATAATGGAGACTCTGTATCTTTAGCAGCACTACAAAGAGAATTTCCAGAAGAATTTGCTGAATTAAAAAACAATGAAGGTTTTAACAGATTACAACAGTTAGACAAACAACTTAAAGAAATTAATAATCAAAGAAATACAGAGCAGGCAAATCAAAATAAAATAGACTCAAACATAAAAAGACGTTTTGAGGAACAATTAGGTATACAGTTAGGTGATGCACTCCAAGCACAGGCAGCTAAACAATCTGCTACACTTTCACAGTTTTCAAATGGTGGATTTATACTAGCAGAAGAGTTAGGTGATGATTTGATATCTAGTAAGATGGATAGTAAATCCTTTGGTGCGTTACTTGATACTTTGATTTTGAACCCTTTAATCTTTAAACGTGCTATTATTCCATCACTTATGGAGGAGAAGAAACCCAGAGTATTCAAAGTTCCAGATCAAGAAGAAATGGAACTAGCAAGACAGAAGTTTTATGAATCTTTAGATGGTGATACAAGTATGCATCAACTTAGTATGACTATTAAAGGCGATCCGTTTTGGTTGGAATATTATTTAACTAAAGAACAACAGAGAACGCATTTCGGTCAAAACAATACAAATGATAATAATAAAGGATTTTTTACTAATATAAATGGTAACAATTATTTTGTTCTTGTTGTGAATAAAGCAGATGGGGTCGATGAACATGATAACATTATGGTAGAAGAATTAGAAATATTCATATATCTAGTTCGTTCTACTATAAGTTCATTTAGTGGTGGAATGTTTACACAAACATTTGATGCTATAAGAATACCTGTACCTAGATTCTTTAAGGATATACCTAGACTGGAAGCAATAGACATAGAAGAAGAGTTGGATGCTTTCGGAGGATTTGGCGATACTTCTATAGGAGTTGATGGGGTTACAGGTGGAAATGGTATATTTGCTGTTGACGAAGATGGAAACATACAAGGTGCTGGAGGCAATGCAAACGTCGGTGGTGGTGATGGTAATGGTTTTGATTCTATAGCATTTCAGGAAGGGGTAGATACCGCGGTGTCAAATCCAACTGTTGGTAACCTTAGCGGCTTACTTAGTACATTAGGTGGAACAAATATCAACACAGAAGATGCACAATATCTTCTTAATTCAATGGTTGCTGAATTTGGAGAAGGTGTTGATGGATTACCCGATGATCCCGAATTGCGTTCTATATACACCGAACTTATGACAACTGCAGCAGGTTCAGCAGGAATTCCAATAACTGATTTAGGATTTACCGAATCAAACTCTACGCCAGAGTTAGATAGTATAACAGATAACACTGACAATGTAAAAAAAGTTGAAACTTTAACTGAAGAGTTAGAAACTGTAACAGAAGAACTAGATGTATTTGAATTAGACCCAGAAGTAGAAAAAGAAAGAATTAAAGAAAAAGAAAGATTAGAAGAAGAAAAACTAATCGAAGAAAACAACACTTCTCCGTTTGTTTTAGATACTGTGACAGTTCTGACTAATCCAGAAACAGGTGAAACGGAAACAAGAGTGCAAGTCAAACCTTCATTGATAGATCAACCTGTTATTATACCTAAACCTCCTGGTGCGTTACCTTCGCCTGCTATAGACAATGGAGACGGTACAATAACAGTACCAATTACAACAGCAACTGGTGATATAATAACAGTTAGTGAAGAAGTTTCTAAAGAGCTAAGAGCTGCAAATGATATATGGGCTGATGTAAGAAAAGCTATAGAAAACTTACCTCGTAAAGAAGTACAGGAAACTTTTGATTTTGGAGATGGAAATGTAGAAACGTTTACTGAATTGTATCTAGTTTGGGATGAATTTCCAGATATACCATATACAGACGCAAACGGTAATACACAAGTATTAACAGCAGAAGATTTAGGAATAACTTCATTTTCTGATAATCATGGTCTAACACCAGCTGTAATGAACAATTTTATAAGTCGTATAGGAAATATATTTCCGAACATAACAACAGCGAGAAGAAAACAATTAGATCCTGAAAATGCAGGTGGGCCATTGAGAACAGAGATAGGCTCACTTGACGTATTTACACCAATAGAAGAGGCTGAATGATATGAGTTTACAGAATGAAAATACAAACAACTTTGCTAAAAGTGTAAAAAGAGAGAGAAAACGTGGTGAGAACCCGGCTCTTAATGCTGTTAGTAGTGGTATATATCATGCTATAACTGTTGGTGGCAAGCCTGATCCCGAGGGACGTGGTAGAGTCGCAGCTTATATTCCTAAATTAGGAGGTGATCCTGATAACCCGTTATTTTTTCAGTATGCTTCGCCATTTGCTGGAGCTAATGCTAACGGTTCATATGGTTTCTTTTCTACGCCGCCCGATGCTGGTGTAACTATTATGGTATTCTTTGCTGACGATGGTGAACTAAGTGAAGGTTATTACTTTGCTGTGGCGCAAGAAGTACCTGACGTTGCTGCTGGTGGTGCAGCTGGCAAAGCAAAAGCTGACGGTACCGGTCAGGGTGAAGGAAGTTTTAAAAATCAACCTGCTGCTAAATCGAACCACATTGAATTATCTAAAGCACAAGGTAAAGATACTACTGTAATAGATAAGAAGATGGACTCTGACTCCAGAGCGGCAAGACGTAATGTAGGTACAGATTCAAAAGATATTGGTCTTTCTGATAAGCTAGATGGAAAAGACGGATTATTTCGTGTTAAAGAAGGAAAAGAAAAACCAGAAGACGAGGTTACTACTGGTAGAAATCAAAAGAATACTTCTAACAATAAGAACACAAAAACAAAGAGAAACGAAGAAGCAGAAAATCATCCAAGAAATATAAACACTGCTACTCAAGGTATATATGCTGATTCAATAAGAGGTCAAACTACAGCGAGTCCAACTCGTAACGCAAGTTATAAAGAACCTAAACCAAACTCTGTGTATGGTTGGAAAACACCTGGTTCAAATGCTATTACTATTGATGACGGTAGTGTAGGTGATGACGGTTTTGTACATCCAAATCAGATTAGAATACAAACAGGCAGCGGCGCAAGTGTCATCTTAGATGGTACAAACGATATGATTTATATGATTAATTCCACTGGTTCAGGTTGGGTTGAAATTGGCGCCGCAGGTGAAGTAATGGTATATGGGCAAGGCTCTATATCTATGAGAGCAGAAAAAGATTTCAACTTACGTGCTGACCAAAATATAAACATTGAAGCAGGAAATAATATTAACATGAAAGCAGGCAATGATTATCACATTAATGCTGATGACCAGTTTCATGTAAAAAGCGGTGGAACACAATTCTTCACTAGTGGTGGTGCAAATCATACAAATGTAAAAACAAATATGTATGTCACAACAGGTGGTATCTTACATTTGAATGGTCCAAAAGCAGCAATATCTCCTGGTATATCTACTGTATCACATGCTGATATTCAAAACTTAGAAACAACAAAAATAGACGAATCTGTATTATCTACAATGGTATCACATGAACCTATGCTTAGAAAGAAACCTGCTCCTGCTAATACCAGTAGTTCGAGTGATGGTGGTTCGACGGTAAACTCTGGTAGCATCCCTCCAGTAAAAGAAGATCCACTAAGTAAAATTAGAAATGATGAATCTGAACCGCCAGCAGAGCAACTTACTACTGATACATCTATAGAAGAGCAAACAGGTAACGGTTCTGGTTCTGTTAAATATATCAGTGGTTTCTCCAATCAAACAAGAAACAAACCAATTCAAAATAGACTGTTTAGTATACTAGAAAGAGCAGCAGAATCTGCAGGTGTCGATGTTGATATTTTCTCTGGAGGACAAGATCCAAAAGGCACGCCAGGTGGACGTAGAACTGGTAGTATAAGACATGATAATGGCTTTGCTGCTGATGTTTGGATTTATAGTAATGGTAAAAAACTAAGTTGTACTAGTAACTCTGATTTGCCTATTATGAAAAAATTCTGCCAAGCATGTTTCAGTGCAGGAGCAACAAGTATTGGTGTAGGTCCAGGTTATATGGGTAATGTAGGTATTCATGTTGATATCGCTCCATCATCGCCAGCAGCAATTTGGGGATCATCACATACTTCAGCAACAGCGCCAAGTTGGTTAAGACAAATAAGGACAGCGTAATATGATTTATGATAAACGAAAAGGATCATTGTTAAATTACATTCAGCTTCCGTTGAATGTTATAACACCTTACGGTACATATCTAGGTACTGGTTATGATATCAATGAACAACCTTCGTATACACTTTCGTATACACGTGTTAAAACATTCCCAGCAAATGAACTAGTATTCAGTAACATGAGCAAAGATGCTATTGTTAACGATGTTATACCTTCACTTGAAATAAGAAATGGTATGATAGGTTACAATTATGAAATACCTGATGTTGAATTTAAGTATGGATATATCACAGTTGCTTCACAGCGTGTAGACATTTCAGAACAAAAAGTAACAATTGATGCCGCAAAATTTATATTAGAAAAACAATTACGTGCTATTGGAAATGTACTTGAAAAGTTCGTAACACAACCGTTAGGTCAACCGCAATTCGATGCTTTGATACATTACTTCTACTACGAGGGGGTTGACAAAATAGAAAATCACAATATTATAAAATTAATCAATAGAGAGAAGTGGTTTGAAATAACAGATGAAATACAAACAAACATAAAAAGAGGCGACAAAACGGATGAACGTCTTGCCGCCCTAAGGATTGAAACTGCTAAAATGTGGAGTTATGTTCCTGGATTTTAATCAGTCGGTCTTTCGTCAATAACCTTATCTGCTAGTCCATAAGCTACTGCTTCATGTGCGCTCATAAAGTTATCACGTTCCATATCAGCTAATATTTGTTGGTATTGTTTATGTGTGCTGTTATGTTTGACATAGATTTCAGTTAAACTTTGTTTCATTTTCAGAATTTCTCTAACTTGAATTTCCATGTCAGTCGCTTGACCACCTGCACCACCGCTCGGTTGATGGATCATATGTCTTGCGTGTGGTAAAATATATCTTTTACCAGCAGCACCAGCTTGTGCTAGTAACGATCCCATAGAACATGCTTGCCCCATAACAGTAGTTGACACATCTGGTTTGACAAACTGCATAGTGTCATAGATCGCCATTCCCGCAGTTACTACGCCACCGGGAGAGTTGATGTAAAAATGTATATCCTTATCTGGGTTTTCACTTTCTAAGAATAGCATTTGTGCGCATAGTAAATCTGCTTGGTAATCATTAACTTCGCCTGTCAAAAAAATGACACGTTCTTTTAACAATCGGGAAAAGATATCATAACTGCGTTCACCGTTCGCAGTTTGGTCAACGACCATTGGTACAAGATTGGGCATTAAAAAGTCCTTGAGTTTGGTTTTACCATACTTTTAAAAGTATCTAGTTCTTGGTTAAGTTCTGCTATTCTTTTATATGCTGTTTGTAGCTGACCCTGTAATGTGAATACTTCATTTTCAAGAATTTTGATCTTTTCAGATGATGTATCCTCAAAAGGTTCCCAAAGAACATTACTACTAACCTCAACTCCATACTTGTCGAAGTTTATTAGATTAGATTCGAATTCTTCCAATGATATTGACGGGTAATCGTCATAGTCAAATTCGTACTGTACATCTACTTCATAGTTTGAATAGTCTAGTTCTTCTAAAAATTCTAGTTCAAGTTGTTTATGATGCATGTTCATCTCCTTCACGATGATATATTTAGTCTATACTAAAAAACTTTTGTTGTCAATATCTTTTTTCAAAAAGTTCGTAGTTTATATGCAGATAAATACTCTTAATCAAAAATAGAGAGAAAACTATGGCAATTAGATTCACAGGATTTAGTACAAAAAATAAAAAGGCAATCAACCACCGTCTTTTTGATAAAGACTTGGTGATCGAAGACTTAATGAATCATATTATGACTCGTAAGGGTGAACGTGTGATGATGCCTACTTATGGAAGTATTGTACATGATATGATTTTTGAACCATTAACACCAGATGTTAAGGGTATAATAAGACAAGATTTGACTGAAATTATAAATGAAGATCCTAGAGTGAATTTAGAAAGTATTATCATAGATGAATCAGAACATACATTAAACATTCAAATACTTGTTTCAATCATTCCAACAAGTGAAAAAGTTGAATTAACAGTTAATTTAGAAAGAGAATAATATGGGTCAGGAAAGAGTTGACAATTTATTTGCGGGCGAGAGTTGGAGTGCTGTTTATACAGCATTTACAAACATTAGTTTAAAAGCATATGACTTTGATACTATCAGAGAAGCATTACTATTATATGTACAGGAAACATATCCTGACAAATATAATGACTACATTGCTAGTTCAGAATTTATTGCTATCTTAGATATTGTTGCGTATTTAGGACATTCACTATCATTTAGACTTGATATGAATACCCGTGAAAACTTCTTAGATTTAGCAGAACGCCGTGAGTCTGTACTAAGACTAGCAAAAAATCTTGGCTATATTAAAACAAGACCTATCAATGCTCGTGGTTATATGAAAATCACAAGTGTTACTACATCACAAGATGTTACTGATAATGAAGGGAATTCTCTTGCTAATACTACTGTTAACTGGAATGATGCTAATGACGTTAACTGGTATGAAAACTTTATTACAATTTTAGACGCTTCTTTCACAAAGAATTCAAAAATTCAAGACCCTATTGCGAATATGACAGCGTTTGGTATAGAGAATAGTCTATACGAAATTAATGAAAACAGAATAGCTAAGAGTATTACTTACCCATTCTCAGCAAATGTAGCAGGTGCGAGTAGAAGATTTGAATCCGTACGTGCTGAATTTGACGGAGACAACGTAATAGAAGCAGAACCTATTCCTACTAAAAACTTTACAATTGTTAATAGAGATGACAATCTTGGTCCAGCTTCTGATAGAACAGGTTTCTTTATCTTCACAAAACTAGGCGAACTTGCTTTTGAAAATTTAAGTTATACAAAAAGACTATCTAATCGTGTTCAGATTTTAAACGATACGAATATTAGTAACTCAGATGTTTGGATTCAAAGATTAGATAATGAAAATAATTATGTTTCTAGTGTATCTGTTGTAGATAATGACAGTAGAGAAACAGCAATTTATAATTCTCTAAGAAACGGAAATGGTGATCTAGCTAGTGTCACAACTAACATAGATAACTCTATTCAAATCAACTGGCCTGACGGCATCTTTGGTAATGCTCCTTTTGGTAACTATCGTGTTTGGTATCGTAAAACAGACAATGAAAACTTTACTGTAAACGGAAATGATGTACCCGAAGCAAGTGTTACTATCCCGTATATTGGAGCAGATGGTAGAAATTATGCACTTACAGTTACGCTAACAACTACAAGAGATTTCTCCGAAAACTATGCCGGCGAAACTTTTGAAAGTGTAAGACGTATTGCTCCACGTGCTTATTATTCACAAGACAGAATGGTAAACGCACAAGACTATAATATTTTCCCACTAACACTTGGTACAAATGTTGTAGAAAAAGCAAAAGCAGTTAACACAAGTTTCGCAGGTAATTCACGTTTCTTTGAAATGGATGATCCAACAGGACATCATTCAAATGTTTCTGTAACTGGTACAGATGGATCAGTTTATATTGATGATGATATCATTACAATGAACTTACCGTTCAACAGAGCAAACGGTAACAGTGATGACTTTATTCGTAATGTCATGTCAGAAGTTATCAAACATCCTAGTTTGATTAATCTTTACTTTTACAATTATATGTTTAATGTTGATAGTGTTATCACAACACCTAAATTAAACTTTAACGTAAGTCCAACAAATAAAAAAGTTATCGAAGTAATATCAACTGATACTGAATCTCAGACTGTATTGTATCCTGGAGATCATATTCTTACAGTTGGTACTGAAGAACTAGAAGAAACTTGGACAACAATATATGGAACTACAGTTTCAGAAACTGGTGATAGTATTGACACATTTATTATTAATGATATTATCCCAGAAATGTCTGGTAGTATATCTAAAGTTGTACGTGGTTACAGAACACGCTTTGAAGATATTGAAATTCAGAATATCAAACAAGAAAAAATTGAAGACTTATCAGTTGACTCTTTCAAAATTAAATACATCCCAGAACCAGATACAAATAAATGGGCATGGTATGTACATGATGATGTTACAGAACCTGAATTAATTGATGGTGAAGATGTTTTTATAACATTCACATATAAAGCAGGCGCAAGACAGAATGAAGCAGAGTATGTTGCTAAGTTTACAGGTAAGAAAGTTGTATTTGAGAGTGAAGACCAAGTTAAGTTCTTCTATAGTAACAACAAGTTTATTGTTGACAACGAAACTAATCTAATAGAACGTGACATTATACTTTTTAACTATTATAATACTATAACATCTGGTGGTCAAGCACAAACTACCGGCGAAGATATGATAGTTAATATCGGTACAGCACCAGTGACAAATGTTGTAGATAATAATGGAACTATAACATTCGACGGCGTATACAAAAATACAGGCGCTGAATTGACAAATGACTTTGTTGAAAATATGAATTGTTATAACCCAACATCTACACGACATGTATTAGTGTCACCTGTGGGCCTTGAATATCCAGTAACACCTACGTCACCAAGCAGTACTACAGTTATAGGTAACTCGCCATCTTACACGGTTTCTTATGAGTTAGACAATGCTTCTGAAATAGTTGGAACAGTTATTGATACCGGAGAGAATCCTGCTGTAGAAACTACAAATGAATATGTTTATTCTATAAATCCAGCAGTAATAAGTGAAGAAATCGATTCATGTACATCTGCCAAAAGTTATACAACAACATATAATGAAGTACAACTAACAGATAACTCTTTCAAAGGTAAAGTTAGTACACAGTATTTCAATCAAGCACAATCATCTAATAATTTTGTTTGGATTGATGAAAACCATCTACCAACAGGTGAAACATTAGACACCGCAGTTGCTCCAATGGTTGGTGTACAAACCGAATACTTCATTCAAAACAACGGTGGCGTATATACATTTACATTCCCAGATATGGTACAAGATGGTTGGACCATCGACAACCTAGACGGTGATATTAGATGGAAACAGTTTGCTTATGGAGAAGCAAACTTTTCTAGTACACAATCAATAACTGCAGATAACATCATCATTAAAGATCCTAGCGGTACTATTATAGACAATGCTCATACCGAATTTAGAAAAAATGGTAACGATCATAAAATTATATTCTGGACTATTAATCCAGGTATCGGATCAGTGCTAGATATATTCATAGCAGGTTCTGGTGATGCTGATTTAACAACATTCACGGTGCGTGTCGAAAGAACAGTTGAAGAAGTTTCTACAATACAAACAGCAGTTGAGACATATGATGAGATTGAAAGCTATATCTACGATGAGTTCATAACAAATGAAGGTTATGTGGACTATCATAAAGTAAAACTATATGCTTCTGACACATCACGTGATCCTCATGGTGTTCTACAAGTATTTGTTAACGTTGATAGTAGTAATTCTTTAAGTGACATAGGTGATGTTTCTATACTAGAATTTACACATATTGTACTTGAAACATATATGGTCGATGGTAAAACATATGAAAGAGTTTCTGATTCTGTAATAGCATATGATGAAAATACAAATGATGAAATACCAAAAACAGCACTAATACGTTTCTTAATTGAACCAACAGCTACAGACTTAGAAGATGGTATTTGGCAGAAGCGTGTCGCAGGTGTTTGGACAACAAACTTTGATTATGTTGATATCGCACCTGGTAAAATTGAATATGATGGTGTCAAGTACAGAGTAGTTAACGGTCGTTCATATGTAGAAGACAAATTTATGAGCTTCAGATGGGATCATTTTGCTGACGAAGACAAGAGAATTGATCCAAGTACAAGTAACATTGTTGATATCTATGTTCTTTCTGCTGACTATGTTCGCAGAGTAAATACTTGGATTTCTAACGGCTTTAGTGAAGTTATACCACAAGCACCAAACAATTACGAACTAAGAAAAATGATGGAATCAATTGAACCTAAAGCAATGATTTCTGATCACATATCTTACATACCAGTTAAATTTAAATATCTGTTTGGTAAGTACGCACATCCAGAAAATCAAGCTGTATTCAAAGTAGTTAAGAAACCTGAAACTGCGTTCACAGATAGTGAAATCAAAACAGCAGTTTCAGCAGCAGTTAACGAATTCTTTGATATTGACAACTGGGACTTTGGTGAAACATTCTACTACTCAGAATTAGCTTCTTATATTCATAATAAGCTACCAAATCATATCAGTTCAGTTGTTATCACTCCTAAATACGAAACTACACAGTTTACAAACTTACTAAGTATTAGTAGTGAACCAACAGAAATATTCTTAAGCGTCACAACATCAGAAGACGTAAAAATCATTTCAAATATCGTATCAGACGAACTAGTAGGTGAATAATAATGGCGAATAAAATATATGACCTTTTACCGGTACATTTAAGAAATAAAGAACTGCAGACTATGTTCGACAGTACTTTAGACAGGGCATTTTCTAAAGGACAAGTTGATAAAGTAAGAGCGTTTATTGGTAGAAAAGAAAAAGGTATCTATAAAGAAGACGATGCTTATGTTTCTTTCCCTGAACATCTTTTTCAACGAGACAACTATGGACTAGAACCTGTTTTCTCTAATGTAGACATTGGTGACAATATATTTTATGATGACTTACTAAACTCACTTTATAATAAAGGTGCGTTAATTAATGACCATAGAAGACTATTCAAGTCTGACACTTACACTGTAAACTTACCTATAGATAATGATAAGTTCATAAACTGGGAACTATACTATTGGGTTAAACCAGGCTTCACTACAGATTTCGCACTATATTCATTCTATCAGGATATTGATGGTGTTTATTGGAGAAGAGAACTACCTGCTATAATCAGAGATGAACCGGGCACGGGGCTACTTGATGCTAACGCAAAGCCTATTGATACGTATGGGTCAACTGGTGATTATGCGGTTGTAATATCTAATAATGAAATCGTATATTGGGTAAGATTAGAAAACGAATGGGTTGTTCTAGGTTCTCCAGACTGGCATAAAAACTGGCCTGTCGCAACATCAACTCAAAATCCATCATTACCTGACGGTAATGTTAAATTTACATTGGGTAATAAAGCAACAGCTAGAATTTCAAATTTAACACAAACATCTCCGGTCAGATTGCATGTTCACAATGATGATACGCATATACATGATGACCATATTATTTTAGATGGAAATAAAATAAAACTGACATTAGCACGTGGGCTAACACAACTTAATGACCAAATGTTTTATGTAAAAGAAATTTCTAAAGATGTTTATGAATTATATAATGATCCAGCAATGTCATCTCCTGTTGATGGTACGGCATTTAGTGCTTATGAAGATGGCGGTATTGTAGAGAGACAGGACGAACTAGAATTCTCTACAGTTGATGGTCTTGGAAATTCAAAATATGCTAACCTACAAGAGTTTGTAGATGAATTAAATCTACTAGGTGCTTCTATTGGAATATCAGCAACACTAGACGATGGATATGTCAATATATTTAATGATGGTTCCATCAACTCAGTTGTAAATCTGACAGGTTTTTCTAACTTGGGAATAGAAGATGGAAAATATAGAGCTAGGGATTTCTCACAAGGAGCTGATAGACCTAAAAATCCATTAGTAGGTGATACATTTGTTGACACAGACGAATTACGTGTTACACTTAATATAGGAAATAATACATATCAGTTAACAGATAAAGTATTTGATCCATATAATGTAGAAGTTAACCCATATGCTTTACGTTTTGTAAAACCAGATGAAGGTATACTACATGTAATTGAATACAAAACAAACTCAGAATTTACAACTCCGGATTGGGAACAGTATCTATTATTAGAAAATATTTTTATTCTTGGTAATTCAGAAGACATACATTATATTACTATAGATAAAGATACTGACTACTCCACGATTACTAACTGGTGGAGTGATAGAAACTCATGGTATCATTATGATGATATTAGAAAATATATCACAAGTCAAAATAAAAACTTTATTGAACAAGCAAAAAGACCGATCATTGAATTTGATAAGAGACTAGAACTTAGTGATGAAAGTGCTACAGCAACAGATTTTGCTGTGCCTACATTTAGACTTTATAATGATGAAGAACAGTATCAATCAGATTATAAAATTTTTCATTATGTAGAAGATGACGATGTTTTACAAGATCCATTTCTTGGAATCAAAGCAAAACTACAAGCAGGTGATTATGTAAGTGAATTCTTATTTAACATTGATATGCCAATTAATATGTCATATAAAATTGACGAAACATATCAACCTCTTTATATTCTTTCTGAGTTCGATTATAGAAACTTAAGACATGAGTATGGTTTCGGAACACATGAAAAATTAGAGTTATTACAAGAACCTAAAAACTTTTATACCATTGACGTTTATCTGGAAGGTATAAAACAAATAGGAAATTATACCTACAACGATAACGTCATTACATTCAATAAGCCAGTAGAAGGCTATGTGTACGTTGACTTCACAACACGTGAAAACGTTATCGTTGACGGTGATGGAACTTGGCAGCGTATCGATCCATCTATTGAATTTAATCCAGATAATTTAGACCATAACAATGTTGAAATGTCATTCTCAACAGTGTACGAACACTTGTTAAGAATTGTTGAGACAACAGAAGGCATTGAAGGTAACCCTAACGCTTCAAACACTTATAGAAAAATAGGTGATAATACAGACAAGTTAAGATTTAACAAGTTTGGTAGTGTTATGGTTAAGAATTCTATTGATATCACTAAAGCATATTTTTCAATCACACGTGATGACTATGATCCTTTCGCATCATTAGAATATATTTCATTAGCGTATGGCGGTTATAAAAACAAACTTGTAACGAACATTAGAGAAATTCTTAATGATCCAGACTCTGATTCTAAAACAGATGAAATAATTTTAGAACAAGCAATAGCAGAGATTGCGTTAGCGAAACGTGAAAGTATCAATGTGTTTGGCGGAAGCGATATGATTAATATCGGTGATACACCAAATCACTACATTACAGCTAATGTATCTCCAGTATCAGTTGGATCTAAAATTCAGTTTATTCCAGATAGTATCGCAACTGAAGTGGTTTACGATGAAAATATCAGCGTATTCATTAACGGTGTACTTGAGAAAAACTATACAGTTCTAAACGGCGTTGAAATAAGTTTTGAACGTGAAATGACAGCAGATGATGAAATCGAAGTAAGATATTATAAACTTATTAAAGAATCATTTATTCCTCCAAGTGCTACTAAGTTAGGTATACATACGTTGTATGATCCTAGATTCGAAGAAGATACAGAGTTTGAAACCGCTACAACATTCTTAGTTGGGCACGATGGTTCTAAAATGCCTATATGGGGTGACAGAACAGATAGTATCATGCTTATGTTTGAAAAGTTAATCTATAATCGTATAGACAAAACTACAGATAATCTAACAATGAAAAATATCAAGTATGGTATTTACCGTGATGCTACTATTGAGTATTCATTTAATGAGAAAAAATATACAATGTTCCCATTCTTTAAAAAGTGGATGGTAAGAAATAGTATTGACAATATTTTTAATACTGATTTTGATCCTGATAACTGGAAGACTTGGAACTATAGAGGTGTAAACGATAATACTCCGGGTAATTGGCGTGGATTGATGCATTATGTTTACAGAACTGAAAATCCATTAAAAGAACCTTGGGTAACAGTAGGCTTTAGTAGACCTCCTGAGGGGTTTGAGCTAGATGAACAGCGTTATACTACATATGAATTCTGGTCGAAGCTAAAAACAGATTACAATGCTTACTGGCCAATTCCACTAGACACTGATAATAATCTGTTAACAGTAGAAGAACTATTCTTTGGATCACAAATATCAACAGATGACATTCAATTCTTAGACCAAGACTGGGAGTTCGGTGACGGATCTCCTATCGAAATGGCTTGGAGACGTAGTAGTGAATTCCCATTCATTGAATTCTTATGTTCAATGATTATGAAACCGTTTGAAGTTATTGATAACTGGTCAGATGAACTTGATGCTATTATTTCTATCTATCATAAGCGTGAAAGTTCAGATGTTACAGAAATTAGAAGACAAAAAGATAGTTATCAGTTTAAGCTAGGTAGTAAGTTAGGTGGCTTTGTTAACAACTTTAAACTATCAAGTGAAAATAGTTCGTTAGCTAACAGTCAATATACTGAAATTCCAACAGATAATTATGATTTGTTCATTCACACAGGTGAGCCTAATCGCAGTGAGAGTTTCAGTGCTATCGTACTAGAAAAAGTTTCACTTGACGATAAGCATCCTACATATTCGATAAACAACGTATCTGATTACACTCAAGGAACTGTTATCTTTAATCCTTCTGATGAAAAATATTATAGAAGAAAAGTTGAAACTCCAACAGAACGTGAAACTGCTGGAACTATAAACTTTGACTATACTGCTTGGACATTAATATCACAGCCTAAGATTAGAAACTTTGGTTACAGAATTTATGGATATGATGATTTTAATCCTACATTCTTTGCTATGGATTGGGATAGAACTAGCGGTGAAAAAGATTGGGCAACAAGAGGCGACGAAGCAACACTAAACGTTTGGACGCCGGGTACTTTCTATAAGAATGACACATATGTTATGTATGAAGGTAGCCCATATATTTCTTTGTCTGATCACACAGCGTCTAGTTTATTCAACGATGATTTACAAGACAACTGGAAATTACTAAAAGAGTGGCCACGTGTTAATCAAATCAGAGCAAATGGTTATAAGAAGACTCTACAAGACCAAATCAAATCCTATAACTACGGTGACGTTCTTTATAGTTTAGACGAAGTGGCTCACTTAATTATTGGTTACCAAGATTACTTAAGAGCAGTTGGATGGGACTTTACTGATATAAACAGTGAGGGTGAAAACATAGACTTTGAAAGTTTACTAATCAAGTTCTTAGATTGGTCTGCTGAAAAACATGATATAGGAGAGTTTATAACTCTAACTCCTATCCTGCTATCGGGTAGATTCTCTACACCATATGGTGTTGCTACAGTTCAGAAAGAAACAAATAAAAACTTCTACAGAGTAGTAGATTCATCAGGTAGACAAATACCAAACACAGCAATCAAATTCTATTCAGAAGGTGATGCTATTACATGGGAATCAACGATACCTGTATACGGAATGAAGATTGATATCACTGATGTAGAACATGCTTATGTGATTGATAGAGTAGATTCATATGGTGACGTAATTTATGATCCACTACACCATAATAGAAATCTAAGAATGATTATTGACTGTAATAGAACTAGTGATTGGGACGGCACACTAAGTGCTGATGGTTACATTATGTATGATAACGTGATGATACCTAACTTAGAAACAATGGTAGCTGATACAAAATATCACAGAGATACTATTGTAGATCAGTCACTTAAGAATGTCAATATCTTAAAAGCAAATCAAATAGGTTACACAAAACGTCTATATCTAAACAATCACCTTATGGAAAGAGAGTCACAACTAGAATTCTACAAAGGCTTCCTAGCAGGTAAAGGCACAGACTCAAGTGTAAACAGAATTGTAAACAAAAATTCTAACTTTAAAGATATCAAACACGAAGACATGTGGGCATTTAAGTTAGGAGAGTATGGTAACTTTAACAAAGATATTTCATCATCAAAACGTATTGATACAAAATTAATCTTTAGTGATCCATACTCGGTTGAATATACTGGTGAAACACCATTCAAATACAGAGAGACAGCAAGAACTACACCTATAAAAACAACAGGATATGTTGATTCTAAGGATGTTAATTACATTGTTAGAAATGCTGCTGTACTTGAAACTACAGTTAGTGATAGTTACTATGAAGGTGACTTAGCATGGATTCAGTTCGATAGTGAACGTGATTGGGATGTTCGCAGACTAAGTGAAATTGCTGAAATATCATACGTTGGAGAAACAAGTGATAGTCAATTATATGTGGCATTAACAAATCAGGTGGATATCGCAGATACAGTTTACTTAAAAATTACAAATGATGACATTGATCCAGAAATTAATGGATACTATTATCTAGTCAATGATGGAACAGAAGCATTCGATGATGTTACAGTTCACAAGTATCTTGTTTTTGATACAGACTATGAACCGGTAACAGTTGAGATTGATAGCACAACAACAAATTCTATATATGTACCGACATCGCAAAACATTGGTGTTGAAGCAATCGGTTCTAACAGTAATCCAATACTAATCGATGGTGAAACTCTTGTAATTGATGGTACAAGTTTTGTGTACGAAGAAGGAACAGGTGGTTCTAGTTCTGGTATTATCATAGGTGGCACAACAGCAACACCTGATCCAATTGTATCAGAGGGTGAACAGATAAGATTAGTTGTTTATGATGATGCAGGTTTGATTAGAAACGCAAATACAGTTGTGACATTTGGTGGAAACAATATCGAAGCTGTAAACAGTATTACATCAAATCAGGGAGATGTATTCTCTATCAATGGCACTAATATTACAGTTGACTTTAGTTCAACACAAAACATAGAAGCTATATCTAGTATAACAACATCTACGAGTATTGCTACTGGTACACAGTTGGGAATTAACCTAGATGGTGATGTAACAACACATGTTATCGAAGATATTGTTGTTGATGGTTCTGTAAATCCTGTGATATCAGAAACTAAATCAATTCAAATCAATGGAACAAATATTCAGTTTACAGTTCCTTCGATTACTGGATCTGATACAACAGAACAACAAACAAACGTATCAACTCCTGTGACAAGTCTGACTTTAAGCACTGATATGACAAATTTCTTACCAGGAGCTATAACAGTTGATAATGGAGTTGATGCTCCGTTTACTACAACTGCGTATACGTACTCTAATGGTGTTATAACATTTACTAGTCCAATACAAGATGGGCAAGTTGATGATGACGGAGATCCACTAACACCAGATGTTGACCAAGACGGTTTAGTATCATTTATAATTAATTTAGAAGCCCAACCGGTATCTCAACCTCCAAGTCTACAAGAAATAATTGATACAATCAATAATGGAACAGTTGATGTTGTGGCTTCAAACAATGGCGGTGCGCTAAGATTAACATCTTCACTGCCAGAATTAGAATTGAGAGGTGGTGTTCTACAAGATTTAGGAATTAGTACATCATCTGTATATTCAGATTCTAAGTTAAGTAATTTTGCTGCTGATGTTAATACAAAAACTAATGTTACATCTTACATTAATTCAAGTAATAGACTTGTAATCGCAGCAAATGGTTCACAAATGATTTTAAGTGGCAGCGGTTTCAACTCGTTTGGATTCCCAGGATCTACTTATAACTCTACTACAGAGCCTACATCTTCTAGTGTAGCACAACAGATAAACCAAGCTGGAATTTCAGGTGTCAGTGCTACAACTGTGTCTGGTAGATTAAAAATAGGATCATTGAATCCTACACTCACAGTAACAGAAGTAACTACTGGTGCTATGGGAAGATTAGGTTTCTTAAACACTACAGAAGTTTCAAGGTCATTAGATAATATCATTTCTGATATAAACTCAGTGCTATCTAATACAGATATGACAGCTACAGAAGTTGACAGAAGACTACTTATAAGCGGTAATGATAGTAGTGTATCTATAAGTAACCTGACAGGTAATCCGTTAGATGACTTTGGTATAGCAGCAGGTGAATATGTTAATACACAATCATTAAGTACATCGCTGATTGAATTTAGAGACCAAATAAATGATCAGTCTTCTATATATACAGCATCTATAACTTCAGATGGTAGATTTATTATATCTAGTTCTACACTTGCTATAAGTTTCAGCGGAACAAGTGAACTGCTACTTGAAAAATTAGGGTTGTATAGAGACTACACAAGTATTCAAAGTAACGCAAACTTTAAAGTTATGCGTTGGAAGTCGGTAAGATACACACCTGGATACAACGGTGATAACTTTGATAGCTTCTATGTAAATCTAGGACTAAACGATCAAACAACAATTTGGGCAGATGAACATAATGACAGAGGTTGGGCAGTACTTGACAGAAGTAATGTCGGAAACCTAACTGTTAAAAATAGAAAAGCACGTGAAGTAAATGTAGATTTAGTTAAACGAATGATTATACGTGATGGGACAGATTATATTCAACACCAATTATTTGATCCACTAAATCTAAAATTACCAGGAACAATTATGAAAGATATCGACTTTGTGGATTGGCAAGACCCTGCAAAGTATGATGAGTACTATTCACAAGACTTATGGTTAGATGAGCATCTTGGTGAGATTTGGTGGGATACTAATCTTGCTCGTTTCTATAGATATAATGATTATGGGGATGCTAACGGAAACATCGAAATTGATTATGTAAAAAGACATTGGGGCAAAGTAGTCGACGGTTCTCAAATTGTCATAAAACAATGGGTTGAAAATGAAGTTCTACCAGATGGTATTACATGGTTTAACCAAGAAATATATTGGGACGAAGCTAGACAGAAAGAAGTTACGAAGTATTACTATTGGACTGATTTAGGTACATTACCAAGATACAACAAAGAGTATAGCACAGATGAAATAAAAATGATTATTGAAACTGGCGATATCAAAGATAAGTTCATACCTATCGATGAAAATACTATTGTTGTTTCTAATAAAACACAAGCTAAAAACAGATGGTGGTGGGTTACAACACAATATAGTTCCGACGAAAATAAACAGTATCGTCACTCAGATTGGGAACTGTTGTCACGTGAATCAAAAGTAGCAATCATGCCTGAATACTTAAGTGATTTACAAAATAGTATTGCTGACAGTAAGATTGAAAATAGTGTTCACCTAACTGCTGGTATATATGATATTGATGATGAAGGCATTCTATTAGAAGTTGATTTCTTAACAGATTTAACTGAAGATGATATCGCAGTATCAGTTAATAATCATTTTATAGATTTAGAAGATTTCTCAATTGACGGAACTTCACTTAGAATTAATAACAACTATGATGTTATAGTTGGTGATGTTGTTAGAGTTTATCAAGTAGGAGCGATCACTAATAATTGGTTCTCAGATTTAGACTCGGCGAGAGACAACTTTAAATCTATAATCAACGACCACTTTAATAAAACTCTTATTGAAGCTAGATATCCATTCTATAAAGATTATGTGGAATTGGATCACTATATTTTTGAAGCAGTTAATTGGTATATAAACGAAGACTATAAGGATATTACTAGTTATGAATTCTTAAGCAGAACTAGAAATATTGATATGATAACAATGTTTGAAAATGGTACACGTAGTTTCAAAATTAAAAATGAAAATTACGAAGAGTATTACTTTGGTTTTGGTGAACCAAAAGAAATTAGATTAGTGAACAAAGTAAAAGGCGCACTAAGTCTAACATTTAACGACATAGAACTACCTGGTCAAACACTAGAAACAGGTGTTCCAAAATATTATGAAAACATTATTAAAGTTCAACTACATGAATTTATTAATATGATATATGAGTATTCTGATTTGTCATACATCAAAGAATTATTCTTTGGTATGTTAGATTATATGTATACTGAAAAAACATATCCAGACTGGTTGTTTAAAACAAGTTACATTGATGTTAATCTTTATAATAAACCACTAAGACAACACGCAATATATCAACGTGATTCATACAATGATACTATTGAATACTTAATGGAAGCTAAACCATATCATGTTAAGTTACGAGACATAAAGAGAATTTATGAACCAGAAGAGATTGTGGAAGCAGATGTTGACGCATTAAACTACATGAACTTACATATTGACTTTGGTAGAAATAGTAGATACAAAATTAATACATATGATGGTGGAATAGAAATGCACCCATCAGTTGAGCCAGAAGATTTCCCTGAAATGGAAGATGGTACATATGAACAAGGTGGTCTACTAAGACGTTTTTATCAAACAACAGCAGATGAAGGTGGATATGATACTGGACTAGTTGAGTCACGTATACTAGACTCTGCTATCATCAGACTTGATAATTTTACAGATGAAACAAGATTAACACTTGATAAAAAATCATTTATAGTGTATGATAATCTTGGTAGAGGTCATATGATGCATGTAGTCGAAACTGATAGTATCGATTCGTGGAATAATAACATTTTGACCGTCACCGATGAAACTAAATTTAGAAATGCTAAAGCAGAAAGTGTACAAATCATAGGTATAGAAGATCAAAATGGAAACATTGAATTCTTACATTATGACAGAAAAGAAGGCGCTGAACTTAGAATAAAAGACCGTGCGTTGTTTAATGGAATAGCTGTAAACGGGCTACAAGGAGATAAAATATATATTTTCTCATCTCCTGAGACTATGGTATTCTTGTTAGAAGAACCAGACAAAAGGTTATTATAGCATAATTTGTTAAAATGATAAATATATAGAATAAAAACTTTTTAAGAGAGACTAGAATGTTTAAAGATGATGTAAAGTCCCAAATCATAGGGACAATAAAAATTTATGACAAGGATAGTGGAAAAGTTCTTCTTCAAAAGAAGAATGCCATTCATCCTGGTAATATGGCATATGCTCTTGCTTCTGCCTTAGGCGGTCATCCAACAAGCGTTAATAGTAATGGTGCCCCACCCGTTGTTAATTGGTTAGCATTCGGTAACGGCGGCTCTAATTCAACAACTGCGCTTTCTTATCGTGCGCCAAGAGTATTTGGTACATACGATCAACTTCCTATAACTTCTAGTAACTCAACATTATATGCTAAAACATATGAACAAGAGACTGTAAATACAGTATTTCATGCTGGACAAGACATGGGAAATGGTGAAGTTGTTCCAGCGAATACAGCAAAGATACTATGTTCAGTTGAAATATCTCATACAGATTATGAGGCTGCTGTACAGGCAGTAGACCCTAATCTTTCTTTGCCTGTATCGGATAGTTCACCTGATATGGATAGTGTTAGAGCATTTACATTTGATGAGATTGGACTATTAAGTGGTGTTAAGAACGGCAATGAACTTGACGAAGACAAGACAATAATGCTGACACATGTAACATTCCATCCAGTTTTACTTTCAGCAAATAGAACGATAGTGATAGATTATACAATAACAATACAAGTAAACTAAGGAAGAGTGAATGTCGCCGCAAAGTTATCCGATTGTAAGTTACTTTAAAGCAAAAGATTATAACCAACTAGCTAACGATATTAACGAAGTCGTTGCGCTAGGATCAGGAGATGCTGGATACGGACAAGATCAATTGTTTGTGAATTTGATAACAAGTGGGACACGAATAAGTAGAAGACACTGGCTTAGATTATTTGATGCTATGAAGTTTGCAGCAGTTCATCAGGGAACTTTGTTAACTACTCCTACGACATTACTTAACGGTGACTTTAGAACTAAAGCTGAAGTTGTTGCTCATATGGCAAAGATTATGGATGACATAGAAGAGCTAAGAGCAAACAAACTAAATTATACTTTATCTAAAATGAGCATTCAAAGTAACCTAGTAAGTTCTATGAATGAATTTGTCGTATGCGAACCAGACCCCACAGATGAACAGTGGGGACAAGAAAATCAATGGTACGAATTTAGAGTTAATTTTGTTGACGCAGACTCAATGAGACACTTCTTTAATGCCGGCGGTGAAATTAGAATTGAATCAGAATTAGATCCTAACCTTCCTGATATACCTGAAGGTTATCACTTTGATACATCTGAAGGATGGCATAGACTATTGTTTGATATTGGGGTAGTGAAAATTCAACACAGCGAAACAGTATCAAGTAAGGGCGCAGGTACTCCTGGTTTAGGATATACCGGTCTTATTGGTAGCTATCAAAATGTTTACACAAAAAGAGCCAATTATATAGGTCTGCCTAATAACGCTTATGAAGTATGGGCGAAACTACATTCAGATCATCAAATTGATGTAGCAGTATATTTCTTAAATAATGAACATTTAAATACTTATGGTGGATACTGTGGTTATACAGGATACAGTGGTTATAGTGGTTATGGTGGCTACGGTGGATACAGTAACTATATAACAGGTCAAATCCAAGGTGTTCTTAGTATGAACGTTTCACAGCAAAGAGCAGACGACCCTCATCCATCACGCTTAGGTGTTATTTCACCTTCTCCAACATATCAAATTCTACACGATATGGAAGGCACTCTTTATAATCCAAATAGTCCTAATAATTAATAAATACTAATAGTAATATTAGGAGAGAGCTTTGCCACTACAAAGTACCGGACCTATTTCTATGTCCGACATCAGAACAGAATTTAGTACACGACTTCCGGAAGCTGCAAGGCCTTCTGCTACCGCAATTGCGTCTTCACAATTTTTAGCATCTATCGGTGATGTATTAGGAAAGAATACAGGTGATCCTGTGTCTTTTAGTGATTTTTACGGTTTATCTAATTATCAAATTATTCTTCCTACTAATTCATTTGAAGTATACACAACATATACTGCTACTATACCAATCGCAGATATTTTAAATGGCGCAGTTGATGAATATAGTAATAATCAAGACCCTTTGACAATCATATCTGTTTCTAACGCAGTTAATGGTACGGTTGTTCTTAGTGGTTCTAACATTGAATTTACAAGTACTGGTGGAGTTGGTGTAGCAGCAAGTTTTACATATACAGCTAGAAACTCATCTAATATTACAAAACAAGGCACTGTAACAATGAATGTTGTAGCGATACCGCCTATTATTGCTGTATCTGATACATATGATTTGAGACAAGCTGAAACTCTTTTACTAAGTTCTTCTGACCTAGTATCAAACGATATTGATGGACAGGGTTTATCACTAAGTGTATCATCTGTTCAAAATCCAACTAATGGTACATTAAGTTTAAATGGTACTACTATTGAGTTTGTTTCGACAGGGCTTTCTGGTCAACCAGCCGGATTTCAATACACTGTTACTAATGGAACAGAAACACAAACAGGAAATGTTTATATAAACATTACCCCTCTACCGGAACAAGAGTCTTATATCTATAGGGATTCCGGTGATGCTACTGCTGCTACACAAACACTTGTTCCACCAACACAACAAGACATTTTCAACAGTTGGGACAGATTTGATGGAGGAAATTATTATCCTGGCGGTACAACTCCTGGAGGGCAAGCTGCTGATTGGTATTATGATACTAATACTGAAAGTTTTGTTCAACCTACAAATACTTCTCTGGGTGGCGGGTTCATTTCACCAACAACTCACAGCGATTTTACTTTTGAAGGTACAGTATATTCTGTAGCTACATGGGATGACGATACTATCGGTCTTATTGCTGCTTTTGTGAGAGACGGTACGACCAACAAAGCACTAGTTGCTGCTCGTACAAAAGGTGGTCAACAACCAACTGGGCATTGGGGGGTATTTTATACTGAAAATGGACCATGGTTGCCTCAGTATGTAATAGCAAATATATCATTTACAACTGGTTCAACAGTTTCTAATGCTTGGTATCCAGATCAAGCACGAATAAAAGTACAAAGACAAGGTGACACATTTAAGTTTTATACAACACATTGGAACGATCTGGAAAACTATCAAATCTCTTCAGAGATAACTGTAGATTTAGATAGCGATCCACGATTGGCAGTATTTAAAGGCGAAGCCCCATATGGGTATTATAGCCACTCTCAAGGTGGTAGTACATATGCTGATATTAATTTTACAGGTGGTCTTGATGCTAATATTCTTATTGACGCACAGACTGGTATCGTTTATGAATGGAATGGGTCTTCTTGGGTTGATAGCGGCAGAACAATACAAGACGAAATCGGTTACACTAGAAAGGTTACAAATCCAGCGAACGGACAAAGATTTATTGTTAAAGAAACAGAAATTGTTTATCTTGGTACATCCGTTGGTGCAACATTCAATGCTACTAGAATACTAAACGAAGAACAAAACATTATCATAAATTCTGTTAATGGTGGTACAGGTGCTGGTAGCGGAGTTCAAGTAGTAGGGCTATTCCAGTCTGGTATAGAAGAAACAAATCTACTAAACGGTCTTCCTACTCTTAACACAACTAGTGCGTATTCAAGCAATACAAACAATGTCGGTTCAGGAACATACTTTAGTGATAATGGATTAGATATATCTACATTAAGTTTAGTGGGTGGGGTCGTAGCATTTGCAAATGGTACAATAGGCCAAATCACTGGTGTTACTGACTCATCTATATCATATTCTCCAACAACAGACTATACTATTTACGATGAAGTAATATAGTAGTTGACAACAAAAATCATATAGTGTATAATTGTAGTATTATATCAGGAGTACACGTATGGCTAAGAGAAAACCATCGAATGATGATTTAAATAGAAACTTACAAAAAGAAAAAATCGAAAATGCTCTTCATATGAAAAACGCTATGAAGACCTTTAACTTGAATAAAGAAAACATCAAAGCTAAAGTAGATAATTTATTGTCATACAGTATGAATGGAGGTACATTTGAAGTATCGCCTGAACTTATAGGTTTTGTTAACTTTATAGTTTCATCTGGTAGAGAAGAGGCTATTATACTTGACAAGAATAGACTACCTATAATCATTAATAACACAAAAGAATTTTTAGATAAAATTTCAGATGTATACTTTTTTGCTGTAAATGAGTATTACTTGGAATACGAGCAATTAAGAAGCTCCAGAAGGATTGATGTGGCACTAGAATTATAATGAAGGGTATTTTATTATTTGCACAAAACAATGATTACGTTGACTACGTAAAGATAGCTTGCGCAAGTGCTGGCTATGCTAGAAAGAATTTGTCTGGATTTGATGAAATTTGCTTAGTCACTGATGTACATTCTGAGTATGATGAAGAATTGGTAAGTCGTGCGTTTGATAGAGTTATCACATTAGACAATCGTGGGTTTTATACAAATAGACTATACCGTGATACAGCAGATGATACAGAATATGCTAAATTTATAAACGCAAGTAGAAGTTCTGTTTTTGATATCTCTCCATACGCACAAACACTAGTAATAGATTGTGATTATTTTGTAATGAGTAACGCACTAGACGGTGTTTGGGATAGTCATAATGATTTTATGATTACAAAAAGTTATAGGGATATATCCGGCGGAGAAGATAAAGATAATAACGTGGTAAAAATAGACGATTATTCAATTGATATGTATTGGGCGACTGTGTTCTATTTTAGAAAAACAGTATTTACTGAAAGTCTATTCAGTATGATACATAATGTTAAAGAACATTATATGTATTACTACAACTTATACAATTGTGAAGGCGCACTATTCAGAAATGATTATGCGTTTTCAATTGCTCTTCATATTTTAAATGGTAATGTAAAGTATACAGTTCCAGAACTACCTATAAAATATCTTATGAATAGCTATGATACAAATGACATATACAAGGTTAGCAGCGAAAAGGAAATGGTTCTTACAACATCTACTCTTAACAAGTCTAAAGAATGTGTACTAAGTAGATTTAAAA